TGTGTTCTCGGAAAGAACATCACGGAGTGCATTATATAAGGTAATAAAAGTCTTACCCGTTCCGGCACAACCATATGCCACAATGTGTTTTCCGTCTTGATACGAATCAAACAGTTTCTTTTGATTTTCAGAAAGAGGTTCGATATCTACAAGATATTCAGAACTCAGAGGTTTTTTTCTCTTTGTCTTCTTTGATGTAAGACCAACTCCAATTGATTGATCATTTGATGATACTCTTTTTCTTCTTGCCATACTTAGATTTTTTTAACATTTGCTCCAGGCATCTTAGATGCTCTATTTAAAATTTCGTTCCATCCAGGATTTTTGGACACAAGTTTATCTCTCCACTCACCAACATCAGTTGCCATAGGAGCAGTAGATGGATCAGACCAATCTCGTGTCCATTCGGGATTTTCTTTGCACCATTGAGGCCAATCATGAACACTCATCACTAGTTCTTTTTGCTCACCAGTATCTTTATGTACTACAGGATATGTTGCCAATTTTTTACCTCATAAACCAACATATTTTATTTATGGACTGAGTTTTGCCCTATGAAGACGTTTGGTCTCATAGTAATCCCAGACTTCTGGTGCCCATTCTTTGATGATCGGACACATCTGTTCACAGGCTGCCTGAATCTCAAGTTGTGCATCAAGTTTTGACCGAAGGTCAAGAAAGTGTAATACAGAACGAAGGTTGAATGAAACTACAAAGTGCTGACGAATTCCAGAGTAAAGAGATTGTCTGGCATGTTCTTCTGATACACCATTTTTATATTTTTGAGCATATCTTTCAGATGACCTTATAGCCTCATCTAATTCACTCTGATAATCTACTTCAGTCCAATCATACTTCTTACCCTTACGATTAGTATAGAAGCCAGGAGGACGCACATAGAAGACATCCTCAGGTTTAAGTTCACCCGCTGCTACCTTAAGGACACGTTCTCCAGTATATCGTTGTGACTGGACATCAAAACTCACACCGACACGATGAGTTCTTCCCTGCACCATCACATCATGAGGATAACCACAAACATTCATAATAAGTCCAACATGCTCCAAAGGACCATAGTGACCCCTATCGTTTGCAAGCAACTGATCTACAATCCATTTTCCTGATTTCTCTTCTTCTGGTGGAGTTTTAGTGTAGATAGGTTCTTCTGAGTAATCTTGCTTTCCAGCATACCACACCATCTGTTGAGGGTCTTCTATTGCTCCAAGTTTTACAACTTTGAGATTCTTATCCTTTTCAAGGAGTTCTTTTGCTGTTACTGGTTTCATTTGCCAAATCCTTTATAATTTTGTTTCTCCATTTCTGCAATTTGTTTTTTTACAGAAGATAGAGCATCTTTCATCTCAACAATACGTTCTTCACTATAAAGATGATCTTGTGCAATCAATCTTTCAAGTAATTTTGAGAGTTTTTTAACTTTTTTAATTTTGTTCTTAGTGTTCATCATCCATCATCATCCTCAAAAACTTCATCATAATCATTAGGATGCCCGTATTTATTATAATACTCCTTTAATTCTCCATCAGACCTCATGTATGCATCCGCATCAGAATACACTTCTGCTTTTAGAGAATCTACAAGTAATTCAAGATTTCTTACAATCAACTTAAGTCTTTCTTTCTCCATAATACTTTCCGATTTTACCACATTATAGCATATGAATTATTTTATCTTCTCCTGGTTCTTGCTACTCAGAAACATTATACCACAAAAAAAGGAGAGGTGCCAACCCCTCCTTCAGTTTTTTATATGATTTACTTCTTATGTAAAAGAAGTATTTCACTATAAATTAAACTAATGAATGCAACACTAAAAATAGAACTTAGTACTGTTATTTGTAATGCTTGCATAATTACCTCACTTTACATAAGTGCGACCACGATAGCAGAAAGTGCCATGAGACTCTTCTACTGTCTTACAAAGTTTGCACTGAACACCACGATATGCAGTGTGAGTAATTTGTGCATCATGAAGTGCAGATTGCTTTTCAATCTTCTTTTTAATGAGAGTAAGTATGTTCATTGTTTTTTTCCTAAAGAAATGGGTTAAATTAACTTTCTCTGCTTACGCAGGATCCGTTTTTCCGTTTCTTCAGTCGTTTGCGTCCCATGGACATTTAGGTACAGCTTCTTGAATTACCTCAACAAGTTCAACCTTGATTTGATTACTTATACTTTGATTATCATTAATGCGTCCGATTATGTCAGTAGCATTAATACAAGAAATATCAATGTAAAGTAATAAATCCACCATGAAATCAACGTTCCGTTGCGCGACTTACTTGCGTCAGAGTTACCTCTGATAAACGACAGGTCTATTATAGACCTCATACCTTATTTATGTCAAGGGGGTGGCCAGTTTTGAAATCGACCCTACAGACCAAAAATTTTCTGAAGATTTTTTTTGGCCTTTTTTGAAATCACTTTCTCTTTTTAGTTTCAGGTGCCTTTACACCATACAATTTAGGATTGATTCTACCCTCAGTTTGATTCATGGTCACGAAACCTTTCTTATACTTATCATAATAGTGATCAAATATTTCAGATTGCTTTGATGCTGCTGCAATATCATACAAAATTAAATCATCCTCTTCAGTTTTATATTCAACTAGAAATGAATTGTTAGGAAGTTCGCGATTATCTGCTTTTTCTGGATCACAATTTTCAAATAAAATTTTCATAATATTTAAGAACGACCTCCCCAATTAATATCTGGATATGCCTCTGAAACAATTTCTTTCGTAATTTTATACTTCTCAGAAAGTCTTTTATCCTTCACCAAAACTAAAATTTCCGCTTCTAATGGATGAAGACCCTCAAGAATGTTGATGAACATTGTTTCGCGACGAATGGTACTCAATCCATCTTGACCACCTTTTATAAAACGATAAAAGTTTTTAGACTCTCTACGGATTGTGGTGTGTCCTTGTCGGTCCCCAGAACCGAGGGAAAATGATTCCGTCTCATGCATTTTGCGTACTTCTTCATTAATTTTAGTGGTAAGAGTTCCACTATAAACGTTTTGATCATCAAAACCAGAATAAGGAACTTCACCAGAAGGTAGCATTGATACTACAGATTCATCGAAGTTCCAAATCAAAAGAGATTTGATCGATGATTCTCCATATTTTTTTAGAACCTCTACTTTTTTTACTTTGCTCCTTTGTTTTGATACAAGGTCAAAAACTTCAAAGGCAAAAGGATTTTTTGGGAGTTCAAGTGATGTTGTTTTACTTGTAGTTTTTTTCTTCGTTGTCGTAGTCATAAATTCCAAAATCTAGAATGATTATACCCTATTTAGTTTGCAGAGTTAATAACTTTTTTTTTAATCGTATTCTTCTTCATCATCATTACTATCAAAATAATTCTGTTCGAAAGATATTGCTAAAACTTCATCAGGAATTATATTTCCATTTTCATCGTAAAATTCTGGATGCAACTTTGGAACTTCCCGATAATTCATCATGTATTCTCTAGCAATCCAACCAACTATTAGTCCCACAATAAGAAATAGAACGGTTAGAAATGATCCAAAAACTAAACTAATTGCCAACATTGCCTTTTCTCCGGGATACTACTTGTCTTTTCCGCATTTTGACGGAAATTTCGAAATAGATGATAACCTCCCTTTTTAGAAAGCAAACCATCTTTTCGAAGATGATGTGAAATGGTTGTACTTGCTTTCTTTTACCTCCATTAAGCAAAAAATCAACTCCACGATTTACGTGGTCTTCAGTTTTATTTATGTCAAGATTTAATGACATGTTGTTCTCTGAGAAATTTGATTGTCTCAACACAACCTCCTAATTTTTTGTCGCCATAAATGACTTGAGGGAAAGTGGATCCTTCACCAAATTTATCATAGAATTCTTCCTTTGTAAAGTCTTCACCAAGATTAAAAGACTCAAAATTAATCCCCACCATTTCGATTACTTGCTTGATCTTATAGCAATAGGGACAGTTGTTTTTAGTGTATACAGTAAAATTCATGTTTTTTGTTAAATTTCTTCATTATACCATAAAATCGCCAGTCTTAGGATTATTCTTATCGATACCAATAAATATTGGTTTGAAGATCTGATTCTATCCATTTTTGAATTCTTTCATAGCGATTAATATCAAAAAACTCCTGAGAAAGATACCAATCTTCCATAGGAGTATTTGCCTTATCATGATTGCAAGAATGACAGGCACACAAACAATTATTAGTGAAGTCTGTTCCTCCCTTTACTCTTGGTACAATGTGATCTATTGTGAGATTCTCGGTAGATCCACAATAGGCGCATTCCCAATCCCATTCTTCCTTTATCTTTGACCTCCATATTCTTTTTGCTTCTGCTGAACTTGTTGTTTGAAGATTGAAAACATAAGCTTGAGCGGAATTGTAAAGATGCATAAAAAATTGCGTCTTGCTACTATTTAGATAAACTCACCCATGTTGTAAATGTACATTCTACCCATCATGATCCAATAAGATGTAAAAACATCCTCAAAATGTTCCGCAAAAAATTGAAACTTCTCATCAATAATCTGACGACCTAAAACCTGAAAGTGTGCTTTAGACATTGAGAAAAATTCTTCTAGTGCTTCCTCATCTCCTTTCTTAAACCCACGCACATAAAGGTCTCGTGCCTCATTCATGATGCCATGACATGACTCTGGCAGGACAATCTCAGTGCCATCGGGGAGTGGTAGTACCTTATTCTTAATTGTTCCCATCGAAAGTTTCATGCACTCACGACTTTGCTCAACTGATAGTGCATTATCATCACCATCACGAAAAGCATGTTGCACACATCCATTGGTGCATTCAATCACACGAATGAGTGCAGTTGCATCAAGAACTTCATCAGACTGAGAACTCCAAATATCTTTCCAATACTTATAATAATGTTGTTTAACTTTCATATAAAAAATCTGAGACATGGGAAAGTGTATCATATAAAAATCATTCCTGCAAGCATAATAAAAAAACAAAAGATGGTGAAGATCATTAAAGAGATTCCCACCATATAAACCCAGGGTTCAATATTCATCTGTCTCCTTAGCACCATATTTACTTATAATGTGTTGCACGTACTCAGGAGAAGAGTCTCCAAGGTCAGTTCCTTCTGGTGTTATTTCAACATAATCACCAAACTTAGCCAGTTTTAAACCCGCCTTATCATTATCACAAACAACAACGATCTTTCTATTTAACATTTTAAGCCAGTTAATATAATCTTTTGGTGGATTATTTGTGAGAGATGCAATCGCAGACTTTCCTAAGTTGGTCATTCTAGCAGCATCAAAAATCCCCTCAGTAAGGTATACTACTCCAGATGATTGATATAAGCTTTCAAGTCCCCACAAGAATACTGTAGGAAAGTTTTTATTTCTGTAGGTATAATATTTTCCTTCTAATTTAGAGTTAAATATTTTTTTATTACCCAAAGGATTATATTGTTGATAACCTACCAACTTACCAGACAAGTTCCAACAATAAAAAGTACAAATACCCAACTCATGGTCTATGATAGGACGATGAAGGTTTATGTTAAGGTGCCTGCTTTTTAGATGTTGGACTAAATCTAGTGTCATTCTTTGTACTTCTCTTTTTGTTAGTGCATTTTTAGTAAATCAAGAATAGGTTTACATTCTTCAGTTGTTCTCCTGTTTCTGTCAAGGAAGAACTTAATCATAGATTTGTACTTTAAAAAGTTTTTTTAAGAGTGGGCATTAGACGTAGACCATCGCGAAAGATTGCATTGAGAAGAAGGTCATTTGTATGTAGAAGATTAATACTTTGAATAGTATTAGTAAAGAACATTTTTTCAAGTTCTTCCTTAATCCTTTCCACAGATACCTTACCCAACATCTTCGCAGCAAATTCAGAGTTGATTGCCTCCCAAGTTTCTCCTTCCATATCGAAACCAGTAGTGATCATAAAACGCAATGCTCTCATAACCCTTAGTCCATCTTCTGCAATCCGCTCATTAGGATCACCAACAAAACGAATTAGTTCTTGCTCAATGTCTTTTTGTCCACCAAACGGATCAATAAACTCCCCGTTTAATACAGCAATGGCATTCATGGTAAAATCGCGCCTTTGCAAATCATCCATCAAAGTTCCGGGAAGAACATAATCAGGACGGCGGCCATCAGAACTAGGACCATCTTTACGAGCAAGAACAAAGTCTGCTACGTTAGTCCTTTCCTTTAGTGGGTGGTTATCGGGAACCTGTGCCCTAACTGTAAAAAATTCTGGAGTTTCCAGAAATACTTTAAAACCTTCAGATTTTAAATAGGTCACAAGAGTCTTAAAAACGATCTCAACCTTAGTATTGGAGTTAAAAAACTCAACGGGGGGAATAGCTACAAAATCAACGTCTTTGGATTTCTTACCAAGAAATTGATCTCTTACTGCTCCTCCTACTTCGGCAAATTCAAACATGATCTTTAATTGCTCTATA